CACCAAAGTCAACTTTTGAGATCCATGGGTTCTGGAGTGTAATGACTTCAACGTCATTGCCATCGCCGTCTATCATTCTGATTCTAGCGGTGTTACCAATCGCCTGCGTGGCTCTAAACTTACTAGTTGTCCCAGCCTGTGCGCCTCCGTCACCGACAGTATCAGTGATGTTTGTTGGAAGAACATAGCCAGAGTGCTGAATAAGTTTATGTAAGTTCGCCGAAGAGTCAGGATCCGATGGGTCAACTAAGGTAACAGAGAGGGCTTCATATGTAACGTTGCCAGGATAATAGAAAGTGTGGTTTAGGAACTTGTGTTCTGCTGCGTTAATCTCAATAGACGGCCGACTAGTTTTTTTACAAATGTATGCGATGTTAGCCGAAAAATCATTAGTGTCCGCATTGGTGCTACCAAGCTCAAAAAGCCAGCGATGGTTCCTTTTAGGATCTGTAATGTTTGCTGTACTCCAAAATGCCATTTTTTATTTTCTCCCTTTATTATAAGCGTTACTATAAATAGTTTTATTTTTTATTTTAGTCATCAAAACTTGCTCCGGATCTTGTGATAACAAAATCAAGTGCGATGAATTCTATTGCCTTGGCAGGCTTCAAGAAGATCTTAGCGTACATGACGTTCCTATCAATCAAGTCAGGGGTTGTCGTTGTCTCATCTAAGATAATCTTATAATCAAGCAAGCCTAGGCGTGTTTTTACACTTCCCAAGAATGGGTTTGCTTGGCCCAAGAATCGATTCCAAGTTGATTTTACGTTCTGATCGAACAGCAACGTAGAAGCAATCCTGGAGATTTCTCTCTTCACATAGATGAGGAGCCTTCTCACATTTACTCTATCAAGAGCAGATCGAGTTACTTGCAAGGTCTTCTGTCCGAAGATTACAATGCCCTCTGCTGGGAATTGAGCAATCGGATTGACGTTAGCGGTGTAGAGCTTGTCTCTGTCATCTGACGAGAGCCTCTCTCTAACATTAGAGACTGGTAAGCCTGCGCTACCTTCTGTCAATCCACCTCTGGTAAATCCAGCTGGAGCAAACCAAAGTTCGCTGTTCGCTTCACTAGAAGCGAGAGTTCCCAACACTACAACACTAGGTGGCACCCACAAGGAGCCTCCTGTGGTCACGGTATCGACAACCTGCACCCATGGATAGTAAGCACAACCATAGCTGCTGTTAAGATTTCTCTGATTCAAAGTGCTAATGGTCGATTGTACCGAGCCATATTCGACTGAAGTTCCTTCGGTGGTCGGAACGTATCCATTCTCTAAGTCAATGATGGCCAAGGCATCTGCTCTCGCTTCACAAACATCAATAAGTTTGGAAGTGAGAGTTGGCTCTGTTACCCCAGGAATTGACATCATGTTGCATTCCACAACTTCAGCATCAGAAACGGCGTCGATGGCCCTCTCTATTGAAGCATATGCGGACACAATCGAGGCATTTCCTCCGGCATCAGCCAAGAGAGTGTTTCGGAAAGGCTCTCTTTCGCGGATATCTAGACCATCAAAGCCGCCCTGAAATACTGTAGTAAACTTGTTATGGCCTGCATCGATGGTATCAGTATAGTCATTAGAGCCTGTCGCGCTAATCGAAGATCCGTCGGCTCTAGAGCCTGATGCGTATACCCCAAGAGTTCCTGCGGCGCCTGTCTTGACATCATCGAGTGAGAACACCCAAGAGTAGTCCAGGACATCTGTTCCAGCAATGGAATTGTCATCCAGTGCGTCAGGTTTTCTTCTGACCATATCAATAATGTCTCTTTGTAGTCTATTTGAAGTAGTTTGGTTTGTGGTTGCTCCAAAGTAAGCATTCTTTTGGTTCGTAATGACACCAGATGAACTGCTTATTCGCAATGGAACTTCTGGGAACTTGAAAGAACAAGTCAAATCAGCAACTCCACCAGCATTTATTAGTTCGGTGGCAGGAGCCAAAGAACGTGGGATTGAAGCGTTTCCTAAAATGAACTTATCATCATCATACGTGATTGCGGTACCGCTGGAAATTTGAATTCCAGTATACTTAGAAGGCCCATATACTCCAAAGGGGAGATACTTGGGATCTGATACGCCATTTGCAACCTGTTCGTTGATTTCCACTCTCACATAGCGAGATTGATTTACATAGTCGCCCTTTGCAAGGTATCGTTTTTGACCATGGTCCCACTGTGTGTAAGCGTCGCCAATCACCCTGGCGAGATACTTAGAAGAGTTGGGGTTGAGGTTGACATTGCTGAATGTCTCAACAGGCTGAACATTATTGTCGCTATCGCCTATCTTTCTTATTTGCACATCAAAGGTGCCAAACGGTGCATCTTCATTTGGAGATGCTTTGATGTCTGCAATAGACACCTTGAGATTCGATTGTGGCCACTCGCCATTGTCAAGACCAATGAACCTGAACAGCTTTTGCATGCTCAGAGCGCTGTAGTTTGAAGCCAAGCCAAGATCCTGCGATATGAACCACCCAGTATTAGGGGGTGCTAGCTGCATATCTTGGATATGCTGTTGTACCGAGCCGGATGCTAGTCCTAAAATAATGCCTAGAGTTGTGTTCGTGGGCGTGCAGTTGTCTTCTATGTTCCTATCAAAAGTTTCACCCAAGAAATAAGATTTCCTAGACGCTGCAACGTTTGTGGTTTCGTTCAAAAGAGTTGGATTTGTGTTGAATACACTACGAGCATACAACTTGCTGTTCTCATTGAAATTGAAAACAACCTTGTCAGTTATGCCGTCTTCATCCCGAACCTGCGCAGTAAACTGATGTCCATCGCCAGTAGATTGGAACAAGCCAGCGGTGCCTGTGGCTTCAGTGGAGCCGTCTGCCATTGTTCCAGAAAGTTCAACAACACCTGTCTTACAATAGAACACTGCTGCCAGTGATCCCGTTCCAAGAGCGGCCATGTTTGAGCCTGAATCGACAAGAAACAAACCAAATGCTCCGCCAGTGGAGTCGGCTGAGGTAATATCAGTCTCACTGGCTTCCCAGCCGGCTCGTCCTAAATAAGTGTTTGCAGCTGTCTCTGCTTCAACACCAGCTAGTCTTACGAAGACACAAGGAGTCTTGTTTTTCAAATAAGCTTGAGCAGCATATGTCGCATAAGAAGGGCCCGAAACGTTAGGTCCGGCTCTCCAAGTGTCGCTACTTCCTCCACCAAAAATGGGGTCTCCAAATGTTTCTACAAAATCTGAAAAAGAGTTTACCTGAACGGGCATAAGAGCTGGGCCTTTGAGGGCGCGGCCGACAATTACTGGGCCAACCCCTCTGGGCTCTTCTGGTAATTGTGAGTTATCAATCTCCGCTACGAAGATCCCTGGTGATACAAATTTGAATTTCTTGACTGACATAGTGCTGTGCTCTCCTTGTGAAAGTTTTTGTGCTTGTCCGCGCACTTTTATATTATGGTGCTTTTACCTTCTGTAAATAGTTTTAAAAATCAGCAAATGCTTTTTATTCTCTATAGCGCCCCCAGTTATTTTTATGGTCTGGGTCATCTTCCATAATCACCCTCTCTCTGGGGAGCTTAAACTCCACTGCGTTCTCCCTCTCTACGATGCGAGGCTTCTCTTGGTTGCTGCCGCCGCCTATTAGGTGGCCTAGCACCTTTATGTCTAAAGATGTCTGATATGTCCTCTCCTCTTCTCCCATCGATGCGACGTTATCCTCTTGATTATATGGTGGCTGCATAAACCCTTCATATCGGTGGCCGTTCTGTTCGAAAACAAAACTGTTTATGCCACCAGTCGCGACCATAAATGGTTGGCTTAGTTCATTCATTTGTTGTTGATACTCTGCCCTTAGCATTATCTTATACATGACCGTCACATATACTGGCATCGGTATAGAGCGGTGTATATATACGATCTTGTTGTTTCTCGGCTTTACTTTGAAATTGATCTGCCCATAGTCCTTCTTCGCATCCGCATTCTGAAAATTCTTTGTCTTTGTCTGATTTATTGTTCTATCTAGGGGGATGGATCCTCCTCTTCCTCTAAAATCCTGCGTTGGGAATACGTTCGCTTGCAACGATCCCTTGAAAGACAAATCCTTCTCTACAGACACTCTTTCGATTGTAACCAATGGCAAGATTAGGGCGCCTTCTTTGTCCCTAAGACCTTTACTTCTCTTAGATTGATATGCCCTTTCTGAAGATGCCCAAATGACGGGCGACTTCTTCCAACCGCGGTTCGTAGTTGCAAAAACATTAATATAATCGTTGACCCAATCAAACATCGCCGAGTCTATAGTCTCTAAGTTTGACGGTTCTAAAATCGTGATCTTCTCTTTATCTGCCATTGTTCATTTCTCCTATGGTGTCTTATAGAATGGGCTTGGAAACCATTCACATCCCTCGCAAAAATACCACTTATTAGATATAATAAATGGTCCAACTGGTGAGGGCCCAGCATCTGAAAGATAAAACTGGTATCCGTTGTACTTACAAGAATCTGCAACAAACTCCTCCAATGTCCTATAGTCCAAAGAGTTGACATCAGCAGCAGATAAAGTGGGCACGCATATCTTGCAATCGTCTGGTATCGTCAGTACCTCGATGTTGACCACTCTCTCTTGTGCTAGCTTATATTTTGTAATTGCCACAGACGGCAGCGCAGCCTCTTCAAAGATGCCATCTCTCGCTCTTATGCATTTGGCCGCAATCTCCATTTTATGGTCTATTTGTCCAAAGAGTTGTCTCGGTTCGTTCAAAGAAACAATTTCATAGAACAATCTTCCATAAAGGATAAAGTCTCCTTCTTGAACTTGTAGATCTTGGTCTTCCGTTAGCCTTCTCTTGTGAAAGTTTATGGTGATGCTAGATCTTCTATCTATTCCATAGTTGGTCGTGTCGGTCTGCTGGCCTTCCCACGTCACCAAAGCATTGACCCTGACTGGAGAAAGGAAGCTTTTATGTATCGCCTCCCCATACAAAGAATGGAAGTTGGTGTGCTTCAAGCTAACTGGATAGTAGAGAATAGTTTGACCTATTACTCTTTCTATTAGCTCATCGTTAACCTGCTTGACAAGATTCCGTTCGGTCGCTCCCAGAAACATAGGAGGGGGAGGATTAGCGGGCTGTGTCCATGTAATATCATCTGCCATTGCTTACCCTCTATCCTACAAATATGTTTAGTGGAATCTTTGCCTGTAGATTCTGTGTTGATTCTGCCAAACTGGCATCGCTCTCGACCAGCTTGTCGTATGTCATCTCATCTAGTATTGTCTTAAGTTCATCTCTTAGGGCACTCTGTTCCTCTTTCGCCTGCGCTAGCAGCGCATCGTGATTTAGGGTTACAGATTCGCCTGGAATCGGTATTGTTGTAAACTTACCTCTTATCAGCCCTAATGTTTCCTTCGCTAGAGCAAGAGCAAATCTCCTGATCCACTGCTTGCCTATTGCGTTTATATTGATATAGGGTATGTTAGAGAAAGGGGCGGTATTCATATTGTTGACGCCCTTGGTGCCTGTATCTACGCCATCAGCATCTAAAAGCGGATTCTCATCTACAGTAAACTCAAACCATATCTTTCTTACATCTGCTGAAGAGGGTTGTGGGTACAATCTCAACTTATTGTTTCTAATTTCATATGAATAATGCGACACTCTAGTATATAAAGAGTCCTCATATGCCGTAGCTTGCAGCTTATTTTGCCATACAGGAATTACCTGAAAAGTGCTGTCGTCAGCATATTGCCCATACGTGGATAAGTTCCCAACAATGTTGATGCCCCCATAATATCCGTAAAATCTCCACATTGCGCGCGGTGACTTGAAGAATACTTTTCTTATTGTAAACTTTTTGGAAGGATCTAAGCTAGCGTAGGGTACGTTACCAGCGGCTATGCTGGAAGATAATATAGATTGTAGATCATAATCCTGCTGTTTATCAACAATATCCAAAGATGCTGAATAGAACGTTATGTTGCCTCCTATTGCCGCTTCTGAGGAAATGCCCTGTGCGATTCGGCGCGCATATGCAAAGTCAAACTTTGGATATCTCAATTCGGCGCCCGTACCACTAAGTTGTGTGTTTAGATCGCCAGACTGCATCTGGCCGGTGCTATCAAAAGTTCCAGTTGGGCTACCTAGTAAATCAGATAGGACATTTCTTGATTGGTGGAGGTTGACAATATAAGAATATTCTAATACTGCCTCTTCATAGGCAGCATAAATATTGTTTGCCGTAAGTTCAATATCTAATACATCGCCTCCAAGCTTTCTATATGTATAGGCAACTTGATCGACGGCGCCTGAAATGAAATCGGCGCCGGTATAAGCGCCGATTGGCAAAGAGTCGGTAACCTGCGCTTTAGTGCCCGTAGCGGGCAATATAATAGCACTTACTGTTGATACTGGAGATAGAGTAGGGACTGACACATTGTTTCCTCCTGGAAATTACACTTATAAATAGTTTGAGAACAAAAGAAAAGAGCCTCCGAAGAGGCTCTTTTCTTTTTAGTTGTCGAGACTAATCTTAGCCGAGAAGATCAGTTACAATGACTAAGCCATACATGTCCGGTCGCACCATCTTCTTGGCGTACCGAGTCATGACACCCTTTCGGGGCACGAAATCTTCAACGCCGAAGATTGTGGGAGTCGTCTGTAGTGGCACATACGGTGCATAAACATAGCCGCTTTCGAGGAAAGAGCTACCCTTACGTCCTACGAGAATAACATTTCTTCGGAAATAGGGGTCAACATAGACATCCCATTTCTTAGAAATACTACCAACATTTACTGTGCCTGCTTGACCGCGGTCATCATCATGAGTCACGCGGGCCTTGAAACCTGCGGTGAATTCAAGAATGTTTGCCACCTCGGGACCACAAACTAGAAAGTTTGCTCCGCCTCGAAGCGTCTTACGATGAATCTGAGCAGATACGTCGTTAACCGTCTCCAAGAGGGTTTCATACCACTCAGAAACAGTACCCGTAAAGTCTCCGCCAAGAATCAGCTCATTAGCTTGGGTGCTAATAGGAGCCCCAGTTTCTCGGTTGAGGAACTTACCAGGCCGTCGTGACCAGAACTGCGTTCCAGCAGTTGCATCCTTCACGAGATCTTCAAGAATTTCTTGATCAATCTCTAGAGCAATTTGCTCCGAAAGAATGCTCGTCAGCTCCACTTCCGCATCTAGATTGTGATAAGCATTAAGGTCTTGACCGAGTTCTGGAGTCCACTTAGCTTTAAGTTTCTTCGTAACTGCGGTGACCGCAACACTATCAACCTTGATGTCGATCTCTGGAATGCTTGGATTGTTCTCCAATCCCCACACATCAGTACCTCGAATTGAGCCTAATCCACTACCAGCAGCGAAATCATCAATTTCGACATAAGTAATGGTCTGAGAGACCTTCGTGCCATCGTCAAGTTGGACATCAGTCTCCGAGCCAGAAGCAGCAACTACTAAAAGAAGAGTTGTTGCGCTTGGTCCGCCAGTTCCACTCAATTGAGTCAAGCGTCGTGCTTGACGACCCACACCAACAGTGCCGAGCGTGACAGTAACAAGGTCATCTCGATTTAGTTGTACTAGGCTAGAGATGGGTACAGTAAACACTGCTACAGCGGTTCCAGAAGCAATATCTGGATCATACTGAACAATCCTATCAAGCTCCGTATCCCCACCAACAGTTCCCGATATCAATGACGAGGGAGTTATTGTTTCTGAGCCAGTTGGTGAAGCATAACCGTTGTTTAGGTTGTAGAATGACGTTTCAATGTTAGCGCCCGTAAGCGAAACACCTCCAGTCAATTGA